TAACTAACAATCAAAAAGATTCATTAAACTTTGTCCAAACAATAACTTATGAATATATCTAATTACTACTGGCATTTTCCGGCAGCACTCACACCAAAATTTTGTGATGATGTAATAGCTTATGCAAATCAAAAAGAAGAAGTTATGGCTAGAACAGGTGGCTATGGAGATAAAAAATTAGATAAAGACCAAGTTAAAAATATGCAAAGAAAAAGAAAGTCAGATTTAGTTTGGCTTAATGATACTTGGATATATAAAGAATTACATCCATATGTTCATATGGCTAATAAAAATGCTGGTTGGAACTTTGATTGGGAAAGAAGTGAGTCTTGTCAGTTTACAAAATATAAACACAACCAATACTATGATTGGCATTGTGATAGTTGGGATAAAGCTTATAAAAGAGAAAATAAAGATGATCCTGACAACGGTAAAATTCGAAAACTATCTATGACTTGTCAATTAACAGATGGTTCAGAATACACAGGTGGTGAATTAGAATTTGATTTTAGAAACTACGATCCACATATGAGAGATGAAAGTCAACACTTAAGAAGAGCAAAAGAGATTTTACCTAAAGGATCTATTATTGTGTTTCCTTCTTTTGTATGGCACAGAGTTAAACCCGTAACCGCTGGCACAAGATATAGTCTTGTTGTTTGGCATTTAGGAAAACCATTTAGATAATGTTTATTTACGAAGACACCATTAAAAAAGAAATATGTAATGATTTAATTAATTGTTATGAAAATGCTAAAGATAAAACAATTCACGATGACAAGTATAAAAAAATGAGTGAAATATATTTTAACTTTGAAGACAAAAAATTAACTAATTATGCTTTAGCATTATATAATATTTTACAAAAATATAAAAAAAAATATAAATATTTAAATACAGGACAAGAACCTTGGGGTGTACATCCTATTTTAAAAATACAAAAATATAAACCAGGTGAATCTTATTTTAGTTGGCACGCAGAATCTACGGGTTTTGAAAAAAATAATGAAAGAATTTTAGCATTTTCTACTTATTTAAATGATATTAAAGATGGTGGAGAAACTGAATTTTTTTATCAAAAACAAAAAATAAAACCAAAAATAGGAAAAACAATTTTATTTCCTGCTTTTTGGACACATACTCATAGAGGTATTGTAACACAAGAAATTAAATATATATTAACAGGATGGTTTACATATGTACATTAACAATTACTTTAACACAACCATTTGGTCAGAACAAAAACCAGAGTTTACTAAGTCATTAACAAAAGCAACTAATAAATATATTAAAGCTGCTAGAAATTTTCCAGAAGCTAAAGCACATATAAAAAAGTTTGGTGACTTTGGAAGATCCTATCATTCAACACCTTTAACTGCTGATAATAATTTTATAGATTTTAGAAATTACATTGGTCAAAAGTCTTGGGAGTATTTAGATCACCAAGGTTTTGATATGTCATTATACACAACAATATTTAGTGAGATGTGGGTACAAGAGTTTGCTAAAAAAGGTGGTGGTCATCATTCAGCACACGTACATTGGAATCAACACGTATCAGGATTTTATTTTTTAAAGTGTAGTGACAAAACATCAATGCCAGTATTTCACGAACCGAGGACCGGTGCACGTGCTACAAAATTAAAAATGAAAGATCAAAAAGGTGTGTTAAGTGGTAGTGAGCTTATACATTTTAAACCAACACCTGGAACATTAATTATCTTTCCAGGATTTTTAGAACACGAGTTTAGTGTAGACTTTGGACTTGAGCCTTTTAGATTTATACATTGGAACATACAAGCAGTGCCAAAAGAGATGGCTAAGGATGTTTAAGAAAAAAAAATATACAGTTATTCGTCAAGCTATATCAAAAGACTTAGCTAGTTTTGTTGCAAACTATTTTATGATGCAAAAACAAGTTTATGATACTTGTAGACAAGCTAGGTACATTTCACCCTTTGAAAATATTATAGGTCATTACGAAGGTAAAGATGAACAGATACCAGAAACCTATAGTCAGTATTCTAATATAGCTATGGAAACATTAATGTTAAAATGCCAACCTAAAATGGAAGAGGCAACAGGATTAAAATTATATCCAGCTTATACTTATGCAAGAATTTATAAAAAAGGTGATGAACTTAAAAGACACAAAGATAGATTTAGTTGTGAGATATCAACTACTATGAATCTAGGTGGTGATGACTGGCCAATATACTTGGAACCTTCAGGAGAAGTAGGTAAAAAAGGAATTAAAGTAGATCTTAAACAAGGTGATATGTTAGTCTATTCTGGCTGTGAGCTAGAGCATTGGCGAAATAAATTTAGAGGTAAGGAATGCGTTCAAGTATTTCTTCATTATAACAACCGTAAAACCGTTGGTGCAAAAGATAATATGTTTGACAAGCGTCCTCATTTAGGTCTTCCTTCTTGGTTTAAACGATGATATAATCTTTAGATGGAGGCAGGGCACCACCACATACCCCCTGCTTCCTTTTAAGGATTTTATATGTTATTAGGACAAGACTCTTTTTCGGCACAACCATTTTCAACTTCTCCATTTTTAGGGAATGTTGTAATTAATGTAGTTGGTGCACCATTAACTTTAAGTATTGGACCTGTAGGAATAGCTACAACTGTTATTAATGTTGTAACTGCTTCAGATCCTTTAGAACTAAAAACAGCTCAACATGGTACTTTTACAGTACAAGGTACAGGTATTGTTCCAGCAACAAATCTTAAAACACCATTAACTTTAGGTACAATGGATGCATCATCTGCTGCTTCAGGTAGTGCTATTATCAATCCAACGAACCTTCAAAACCAATTGACGTTACGTACTGCGAGTGGTATAGTGGTCTCAGGTAACGCAGTAGTAACTGTTACCGGAGTTCCGTTAACATTAAAAGTAAATGAAACTGGAATTATAACGTGGAATGAAATTATACCAGGAGCAACAATGGTTTGGACACCAATAAAACCGTACTAATATGGCATCATCATACTCAACAGATTTATCATTAGAACTCGTAGCAACCGGAGAAAAAGCTGGTCTATGGGGTACAATCAACAATACTAATTTACAAGTTTTAGAAGCAGCTACTGCTTTTTTAGCAGTGCCTATAACAGGTACTACTCAAACATTAAGTTTAGCTGACGGATCGTCGACCGCCGATGGTAAACATTTATATTTAAAATTAACTGGTACCTTATCTGGTAACACAACTTTAACTATGCCAGCATCTACAACAGGTGGCACAGCTACTAGAGTTTTTATTATAGAAGATGCAACAGGAAGAGTTACAGGAACTAATCATACTCTTTCAATAAAAACTACAGGTCAAACAACTCCTCTTGCAATACCTTCTGGAGCTACGATGTTATTAGTTTCTAATGGTGCAACACCTGCAACTACATTAGGTGGTTTTTTAAATAATGGTTTTGTTTCTATTAATTCAGCAACTGCAACTGCTTACACAGCTGTAGCTGGAGATCAAATTTTTGTAGACACACAAAATAATATTGTAACAATCACAATGCCTGCAGCTCCTGCTACAGGAGATGAAATAACTATTATGGATGCTTCTGCTTCAAATGGATTTGCTACAAACAAATGTACAGTAAACTTTAATAGTTTAAAATATCAGAATGCTACAACTGCCTTAGACTTAACAACAAACAATCAATCGGTTACTTTTATATATACAAATATTGCAGGTAAGGGTTGGATACAAAAATCAAACAACACATAGGAGCTAATTAATGGCTCTACAACAAATTAAATTTGCACCCGGAATTGACAAACAAGACACTAGTGTTGGAGCCGTTGGAAGATGGATTGATTCTGATAACGTAAGATTTAGATATGGACTACCTGAAAAAGTAGGAGGGTGGCAATCTTTATTACCTGATACCTTAGTAGGTGTTGCTAGAAAACAACATGCTCTTGTAGATACTTCTGGAAACAGATATGTAATTATAGGTACAGACAAATTTTTAATTTGTTATTTTGAAGGAAAGTTTTTTGACATTACTCCTTTTGATACTGATGCTAATGGAGCTGCTATTAGTTTATCTTCTACTTTTACAACTAATGTTAGTAATAAATCTGTAACAGTAACTACAGGAACTACTGCTCATGGTTTTGAAGAAGGAGATATTGTATTTTTAGATGCAGCAGTTACTCCAACAGGATCTAATTTACCTAATAGTGATTTTGATGACAAAATTTTTCAAATTATTACCGTTCCTTCTAACACTACATTTACTATTACTTCACCTACTCAAGAAGCAGGTACAGGAACATTAACAGATGGATCTTGTAATGTTAAGCCTTATGCAATAGTTGGACCCGCAGCACAGACTTATGGATATGGTTATGGTGTAGGACAATTTGGTGGAACAGTTCAAGGTTCTGCAACAAGTAGTTTAAGTGGAGTACTTGCAGCGTCAGATACAACTGTTGCTCTGGCAGATTCAAGAAATTTTACAACAACAGGTACAGCTTTAATTGGTAATTTCTCAAGTGGTAATTATGCATCTACTTCTGAATTAATTACTTATACCGGAAATACAAATGCAGCTCCTGGTAACTTAACTACAGTTAGTAGATCACAATTAGGAACTACCGCTCCAAGTAGTACACCAACAAGTACTTTAGTTACTCAAGCAACCAATTGGACAGGCTATGGAGATCCAGTAGCAGCAGCTACTGTTACTTTAGAGCCAGGTTTATGGTCTTTAAGTAGTTTTGGTGAAGTATTAGTTGCAACAATTTCTAACGGAAAAACATTTACATG